TTGCTATTTCACCTTGCCGCCCGAGGCGCTGAAGGCGGCCATCAGTTCCTCGAGGGATCCGTAGGAGCGACCCGCTGGGTCGCCCTGGGCGACCGGGCCGGTCGCCCCTGCAGGCGCCTTATATCCCATGTAGGCGGCCACCAGGTCACCCAGCGGCGGGTGCTGCTCCCAGTAGCGCTGCATCTCGTAAAGGCGGGGCAGTGTCAGGTGCTGCCCTATGTATTCCCAAGTCCAGCCGGTGAGGCTGATTACCCGGGAATAGAGGTATCCCCAATCGGGACGCTCCCCGCCTGCGGTTCCCCCGGGAGGCGCCTCACCAGGCCGCTCACCTCCAATAGCTGGGCCAGGGCGGCAGGAAAATTGGCCAGGTCCAGACCCTCCTTGACCTCTGCCAGGGTGAGCTCTGCATAATTGCGCACCAGCGCGGCGTGCAGCAACTCCGCCCCCTCGGAGAGGCGGCTTACCAGTGAAGCCGGCGGCTCGCCCCAGGACTCGATCACCGGCCAGTATTTTTCCAGGGCCGCCAGGTTGAGGGGGGGGAGGATGTACTCTTTGCCTCCCAGCAGGAGAGGGACGCCGTCAAGTTTCGGTTCCATTATTGCCATCCTTGGCTTTTTCATTTACTGATCACTGACCACTGGCCACTATCCCTACTCCGTCACCGTCAGCGTGCCCACATTGTCGTTGTCGTCCGCCATCGCCGAAAAGTCGAATTCCACGATCAAGTGATCCTCGTTCTTGGTGGGTAGCGAGAGCTTCGAGCTTACGCAGCGGTTGAGGATCAGGGTCATGGTCTTGCCGTCAGTGACGCCGGACAGGACCGCCTTGAACGTGGGCGTCAGGCCCATCGGCTGATTGGTGATAGCGATGGTGCCCCCGGTGGTGGCCGAGTTATGGAGGTAGTCGATGAGGATGGCCGCGCCTTCGTCGGCCGCGGCAAAGGTGTAGACGCCGCCGGCGCCTATGCTGTATTGGCCCACCGTGGGGGCGCTGGGGACCTGGGTCAGCGGGGCGCCATTGGCGGCGTAGACCACCCCCAGGTCCTGTGTGAAGGTGGCGGCATTGGCCACGGTTACCGTGTAGGGCGACGCGGCCGGGATCTCGGCCGCCTCGCCCTGGGCCTCCAGCAGCTCGCCGGTGCTCTTGGGCAGCCCGAAAAAGAGGACGTTCAGCATAGCGCCCTGGATCTGGCCCAGCTTGGCCTTGCAGGTGATCTTGCTCTTGCCCCGGCCGATGTGGGCGGCGAACTGGTTGGCGCCGTAGAGTTCCTTGGCATCCGCGGAGAATTCCACCGAGACGTCCTGGAGCGTGCCGAATTTGACGGGGGTGGGAGTCGGGGTGGAATTGTCCAGCCCGTAAAGTGCTCCGGCCCCGAAGAAGAATTGCTTGGGCATCTTAGTCTCCTTTCTAAAAGGGGTAAAAGGGTAAAAGGTCAAAAGGGTAAAAGGTCAAAAGAACAGGGGTAAAAGGGTAAAAGGCGAAAAGGGTAAAAGTTTTGGGGGTCCTTCCCCTTTTTCCCTCTTCCCATTTTTCCCCGGTTTTCATTCCCCTTTCCCCCCTTTCCCCTTTCCCCCTAGGTTTTAGAAAGCCTTTTTTTAAGGTCTTCCTTGGCCTGGTAGGCGTGGTTCCAGGCCGCGGTATCCCGGCTTACCGGGGAATTGGGGAACCAATCCTGCCACCAGCGCTCCACCAGCAAGACGGCAGCGGCTGGAGGCGCCGGCTGAGGCGCAGGCTGGGGAGCGGGGGCCGGCTGCGGCGCAGGCTGCGGCGCAGGAGCGGGCGCGGACTGTTCTTTGGGTTTATCCTCCGGTTCCATATCGTCCTCCTCAAAATGCAGTGATCAGTAACTGCTCACCGCTCACTGCTTACTGCTCACTGGGCGGGGAAACCCCGCCCCTACGACACCACAATCTCCACCGGGATCAGGGCCGCGGCCTGAGGGCCCAACGACCCTCCCTCAGCGATGAGCACCTTGCCGCTGATCCGGCAATGGGAAACGAGGCCCCCTAAGGTCTGCTCTTCCTGGCTGCCGGAAGGCTCCAGCACGGCCAGTACCGCATCCAGGAGGGGGTTGAGGGTTTGTGAGGGGGCCGCCTGCTGGTCGTTGCCCACGTTGACATAGAGGGCCAGGTTGAGGCTCAGGGTCCATTTGGCCGGGAAGGCCCGGCCGACATAGCGGGCGCTTTCTTCAAACTGCTCCTGGATCAGGGCCGGCTGTTCCGCCGGCGGCACGTCGGTCCAGTGGCCCACCCGGCGGCTGCAGGTGACGATCCCCGGGATGGTGGACAAAAGGGCAAATAGGGCGCTGTAGATGGCTTCTCGGTCCATAAGATTCTGTTTTCCGTTTTCTGTTTTCTGTAGGGGCAGGTTTAAAACCTGCCCCTACTGCTCACTGCTTACTGCTAACTGCTCACTGTTTGGGCCACGGCCTGCTCAATTGCCGCCCTGATGCTGCCTGCGTTCTCCGAAAGTGCGGAGCGCAGGAAGGAGCGCTCGGGCATGCGGGAGCCGGGATGGTTGACCCGTTTGCAGAACACGTCCTGGCCGCCCATCTGGAAGGCCAGGGCTTGGGCGTTGCGGGCCTCAATGACGTGGGCCCGGGTGGTGCCCCCATATTCGTGGATGGCGGCATAGATCAGGTTGGTGCCCACCGAGGCTGCAATTCGGTCGCCTTCATCCTGGAGTTGATAATTGATGCTGCGCTGCAGGGCGCCGGTTTGTATATTCAACTCCTGCCCGCTCAGCTTCTGCTCCTTGACGTAGGCGGTCAATTTGATGGCCTCGGCCGCAACAGCCCGGCGCAGCGCCGCGGCCACCTTGCCCGGGACCTGGTCCAGGCGGCTGATCACTCCTGCGGTTCCCTCAATCCAGGCTCTAATCATGGTTAGTTCCCATTCCCACTTGTACCGCCGTGGGGATTTGTGGTTTCGTCTCACCGGGGGGGAAACGGTACCTTTACCGTAAACTCCTGCAAGGCGCTGATGTAAGCCGGATGCCAGGTAATCTCCCAGCCGCTCGACCTCTTCCTGTCGGCCAACCGGTGGAGGTCCTCCAGCCGCTCCCACAGCCGCCAGTAGGACCAGGCACTCCAGTTGCCATTATGGGCCAGGCGGTGCATGATCTGGTGGTCGCTGAGGTAGGAGACCTCCCGGTCGTAGACCTCGTCATCCAGCCGCATCCGTTTCGACATGTGCAGCACCTCATGCTCGTCCGGCATAGCTTTCCCCCTCGATGGCCGTCAGGTTCATGCACTCCAGCTTCCGGGCCACCGCCTTTAAGACCATGTTCGATATCTCCCTGACGTTGGCCGGGTGGATGTCCGGGCTGAACTCAATGACCAGACTGGGCTTTGGTCCGGAATGGAAACGGCAGGTCACGGCATCCATCACTCACCCTCCACAGATATGGCATTCATCCTGTTCCGGTAATTGGCCTTAGTAAGCGGGAACTTTTCCCCTAAACACACACGACCCGGCGGTGGCGGTCCAGGATAGTTTTGACGTCCGGGGGCAGGTCCTGGATGCTGTAGGTGACGTTGGCCCCCTGGAGGGATTTGCTGTTCTGCCCAATATGCTGCCGCTCCTCATAACGCCAGGAGGTCAGTTCGATGCATGCCTGCTCCAGGTCGAATGGGACCCAGGGAACGCTCCCGTCCGGCTGGGGCGCGCTAAGCCAGGGGTCCTCGAGCCAGCCGCCGCTTGGTGGCCCATAGCCCGCGGTGTAGTTCAGGGTGACGTTGCCCCAGCCCTGGATGAAGCGATGGCCCTGCAAGATGATCTGGGTCCGGGTGAAGCGATACCCCGGGGTGACGGTATCGGAGGCCAGGGGGAGGGAAACCCCGTTCACCGTGACCCCGGATACCGCAGTTACCGGGTACTCCCGAAAGTTCATGACGCGGCCGCCGGTGCCGTCCCTTATTTCGGCGTAGTCCTGGCTCCCCAGGCGCCGGCCCAGGTAGGTCTCGATGAAGGAGCTGGCCGCGCTGACCAGGCGCGTCAGCAGGTCGTCGTCGGTATCGCTGCTAATTCCGAGCCATTGTTTGGCATTGGCCAGGGTGGTGAGATCCATAATTACTCCAAGTTAGCAGTGAGCGGTGAGCAGTAAGCCGGTAGCACAGGCGTCCCGCCTGTGGCCCTCATTTGGTGCGCAGTGCGCACCCTACACCGACCACTGATCACTGCTTTTTGCCTTTGGCTGGCGCCGCTTCTTTCGGCACGGCCTCCGGGGTAGGCTGCTCTAGGTCTGCCTGGGTGGCCTCCTGCTCCGGCACCGGCTGCTTTGGGGCCAGGGTAAACCCCCAGCCAAAGCCCAGCAGCTCGTTGGCAGCCTCCTCGGGCATTTCCACACAGCCCTTGACCACCGGGTATTCCTGCCCCTGGTAGCTCACCCCGCCCACGCCGGGGTCGGCCTTTAGTCGAACCATCATGACCTCCTTTCAGTGAGCAGTAAGCAGTGAAACTACTTGCCTTTAAAGGCCCCGGGCGATACGCCCAGGCTACCGTGCCCACTGCCTTTTGCCTTTGCTTTTACTGGCTACTGACTACTGCCTCTTAGCCATTGGCGATGTTGAAGATCGCCCCGAAGGCTGGCGGGAAGTAGTTCTGGAGCACGCCGGAGTAGTAGACTCCGCTCTCCCACTGGCGGGTCCGGAGCGGCCATTCGATCTGGTAATATTCCCTTCTCGTCTTCACCTGGATGATGTTGGTGACGTCGGTGAGGGGATAGGGAATCCGCTCGCACCGGAAGAGGATGGTGCCCGGCGGCAGGTTGGGGTGGAGCA